GTTAGATATGCAGTAGAACATTCAAAAGAAATGACTATAGGAAACTATAGAAATAGAAATTTAAGCAAACAAGACAAAGACTTGCATGACGGTGAGATACAAGACGTTCTAAATGCATCTGGTAAAGAAGATGTAAGTAGTATGTATCATGATATGATTGTAAGAAGTAGGTTTAAAGAAGGTGAAGAGAATTATTATGCTCAACGTAACCCTGCACCAGAGTATGAAATATTATTACGAATGATTGATACATTAGAAGTAGAAGTACATCAGTCAAGAATGCATATACAAAAATTAGGACAAGTTACACCTATACATATTGATCAACAAATGAGATATGCAAGACCAGGTTGGCGTAAAGTATGGACTGATGCAGGTGCAGACAAGAATCCTTTAAAATTAAGAAGATTCCTAGTTCATTTACAAGATTGGGATTATGGTCATGTATGGCAGTTTGGTAACACTTACCATCAAGGATATAAAGCAGGTACTTGTATAACTTACGATTGGTGTAATATGCCACATGGTACAGCCAACTTTGGATTTACTCCAAGAGTAACATTTCAATTTACAGGCTTTGTAAGTGATAAAGTACAACATATGATTGATAACCCAGATCCTAACAGAATTATAAAAGTATGATAGAAAAAGACTTTCCAGATAAACAAGACTCACGATATCACTACAAACAAACACTAAGGCCTGAAAAACAAATAAGAGAACCAAATACTAGTACAAAGTATTACGGAAGACATGATACAGGAAACAAGTGTAAAGTAGGTGAAGGTGGATCAGATCATTTTACACATGGTGCTATACAAGAACTTGATTGGGATAACGATCCAAAATTAGACTTTGAGTATACATGGAACAAATATGGATATAGAGGACCAGATGATTTAACCAATATAGGAATACTATTTGCAGGATCAAGTTTACTACTTGGTACAGGATTACCATATGAAAAATCAATACCTTATTTAGTTTCAAAAGAACTTGGATTAGATCATTTCAATTTAAGTGACTTTGATACTCTTACAGATATGGCAGATAAGTTATTTGACTTGACAAACTTAAATCCAAAGTATATTATATTAAATGACTTCTGGGGTATAAATGATACCAATTGGCTTATGCGTTATTGGATACCAAAAGAAAAAGATACAAAAGTAGTAAAAGAAGTAAGAGAAACTTTTAAAAACAGTAATGGTAAAATATTTAAAATGTTCGAACTAGCATTAAAACAAACATTTCCAAATTCAAAGTATTTTATACTACAACCTAATGAAAGACGAAAGCATTGGTTTTATGATTACGAGCCAAAAGATATTAAATCAATATATTACACACAAGAAGAAATGATAGACCTGGCTAGAGATCAAACACATCCTGGTCCAAAAACACACAAATATTTAACAGAGAAAATTATTAATGAATTATCAAGGTGAAGATCTAATTATAGTAACAGGAGCTCCAGGTTCTAGATGGAGTGGAGTTATACGTTTATTAAGTCTTATATGTAAAGATATTAATATGACTGATAACACACCTAGACGTGTTTATGAAAAAAGAGATGCAGAAGGTAAAGTAATTGGTTGGCATAGGGGTGCATATTGGGGTCCACATAATCAATATGGACATAAGTTTGATAAACTTAACACACTATCTAAAGAAGAAGTATTAAAAGAATTTAAAGAACCGTTTGCTGATTGGGATACAGGAAAGAAGATTATTAAGAGTCATTGGTTTGCATATCACTTACCTCAACTAAGACAAATGTTTCCAAAAGCTACTATGTGGTCGTTTTATGAAAAAGATAAAGAATGTTTTGAATGGTGGCATCACGTAGGCGGTTGGGATATATACTTTCCAAATTATACGTGGTATGTTGATGATGATAGAATGATGCAACAAATTGGTATAGAAAATAATAATATAAAAGATTTCTTTGATTTAAAACGTTATGCTGGTTGGAAAGAAGCAGTAACACAATTAGGCTTATCCACAGATATAAGAACTATATCAGAAATAATGGAACTTGATCCAGATTTTGATAAAATACACAAAAATGATAATGAAGAAGTTTATAATGCTTTCTTAGATGAAATGTTTACTAGAAAAGAAATGGGTATTATAACTTCGTAGAGTGTTGCTCGAACACAGTTTTTATTTTCTTTATAAATTGTTTTGAATTACATTGTATTTTAGCACCAGGGTGTAATGGTCTAGGCCAATTACCTATTTTAACCCAACAATAACCATCACTTTCATTATTCAGTATAGGAATAAACTCTTCTTCTACAGTTACAACAAAACTATGGTATATAAATTTTTTGTTAGGACTTGTGAATTTATTGATAGGTATAACTTTTTTAATATCCGGAACTAATCCTAGTTCTTCTTCAATTTCTCTATACAACGTATCAATTGGTTTTTCATTATTATCTGATTTTCCTCCAAAGAAGCCCCACGTTCTAGGGTGGTTAACTTCACCACTACGGTGTTGAAGCATAACTCTTCCTGTATCTGTGCTAAGAAATATACATCCTGCGGCTGTAATCATATTTTTGTTATCCAATGTGAACAATCGTCGTGTGGGTCATCACAACTATAAGTAAAGTCTCCAGAAACCTGCATTATATACGCCTTCATAACTATTAACCCACTCTGAACCATTCCACTCTAGTTGGTCGCTACTTGATAAGTTTGTAACGTGTTGGGTATCACTTACACTACTGCTATCAAAACTAACATTCCAAGTTGAACCGTTATATTCAATAACATCATATTTATTAGCTACTAACCCACTCCATATTGGTGTAGAAGGAATAGGATTAATTAGTATGTAACGTTGTCCAGTGACAGCACTAGGAACAGTTCCATCGCCTGGATAATTAATTGATGGATCTAAAATAGCATTTACGGCATTTAGTGTATTAGTAGGTAAAGTTGAAGGATCAATATCTACGATTAGTAAATTAGGATCACTTGGATGTTCGTCTAATCGTCCTATAATATCTTCATCTTTAGCACCTGGATCTTTTGATTTTCTAAGTCTTAGTTGACTTATTCCAGGTCGTAATACTCCAAATGGAGTAAGTTCTTTGGCCCATTCTAATACATTACCGTCATCATCTAAATTGCTTCCATTAGCATTTAATAGTTGAAGGTTGTTGTTTTCATATTTTACTTTTCTATCTTCATATGTTACAACTGTATATTGTAAAGTTTCGTTATTAAATGGTTGTTCAGCTTTAAATAGATCTAAGTTTTCATCATCTAAGTTATAAAGTTCACTTATAATCGTATGAATTAGTTTTTGTTGTTTTACCTTTGCAGGAGGATTTATATAAACTGGTATATCAAATGACATTGTAGCTACATCAATAATATCGTCAATACTTGATCCAACACTTCTTGTACTCCAGGTAGTATTAGTAAGTTCTACGTGAGATAACGCAGTCCAGTCTAGTGGACTAGCATTTGTTCTAATATCTAATGTAGGATTAAATAAAACAAGCATTTGTTCTAGTAACTGTAATTTTTGATCTGTATTTGATGACCATACATCTGCGTTCATTTGCATTATGTAAGGAACTGGAGCATGACGTTCTACAGTATAGCTATTGCCTTTTTCGTTTTTATATTCTCCAGTAGTTTGGTCATACTTTTTTTCGTATACTTGAACTTTATCTACATGATCTTGATATGTACGTCTTTCTGGTACTAAATTTAAATTTGTTACATAACAACTTATAAATGGAACAGTATTCATAATGTTTTCACTGTTCTCTCTTGTTATGTGAGCCGCCATTCTGTTTATATCACCATAACGTACTGGAACTTTATGAAATACTGGAAGACCTGATTCTTCATTTTTACCCATTTGTACACTGAAGCCACTAAACAATCTTATAAATTGTTGAATGTATCTTCTTATTTGTTTATCATAAAAGTATTGTTGGCTCATTTGTTAAAATCACTTTTTGGTTTAATAACTTGGGATAGAGGCTGACGTTCTGGAAACTCTTGATCGTCAATAATTGTTGTAGCCTTATTATTAATAAAGCTACTAGCATTGTAAGTTCTATCACTCCAAGTTTGTTCAGTAACATTGTCATATAATCTATGCCATTTGCTTCCACGTCTTACAAATAGTCTATTAGGAGTAAAGTCTGTTCTAATAAAATATTCTCCATCTTTGGGATTTCCTGGAAACTGGTCACCTTGTTGTAAAGATTCACCATGGTTGTATT